TTAAGTTTTTTCTTTTTCTTTTTATTTCCCGGCTTCATTATCTGTTGCCCCATGCTGGAACTATTAATCATAATAACAGGCTACAAAAGAGTCACCGTCATTACCGGAAACAACCTTGCCACCATGCTTTTTCTTTACCACAGTCTTCTTGGTCTGCTTCTTGGCCTGAGAAGCTGCATCATAACCTTTGGGAGAACGAGTACGATCTTCACCCATTGCTTTACTGACACCACCACCATCTTTTTTATATTTTATTTTTGTGCGGCCACCCGGCCCACCTCTTGATTTCATATCTTTAATAGAAGCTTTAAGAGCATCCATTTTTGATTTATTATTAGCAAGATATTCAATTTTATTTATTCTATCTTTCATGTCATCAGCTTTGGCTCTCATATCAGCAAGCTTTTTTTCTTTACTAGCTAATGCTTTATCAAAATCATTGGCGTTTTTAGCTGCTACTCTGGAAGGACGCATACCTGCATTTGCTTGTTCAGCAGTTTTACCTACTGATCCGCCAGCAGGTTGTGTTAAGTCTGATGCTGCTTTTCCTTCTGCTTTTCTTTTTGCTTTAGCAGCAGAAGTATTTTGTTTCGCTGCCGCTGCTTTTCTTGCTTTAGGTGAAGCAACTTCCTGCATAACAGGTACATTACTTTCTTTTGACATACGAACTTTTTTACCTGATTCGTCTAAACGAGTGGCACTATGAGAATTTGATAGTGCGTCTATAAGTCCTCTAATTGCTTTAGCTCTTGCCATGAGTATTCTCCTATGATCCTGCTTGGGTAATAGTGTCAGGACCACCGGCAGGGGAAGCCGCAACTTCCATATCATCCTGTCTGGTGCGTCTGGCCTGATTACGCAATGTTTGAATTGAATTTTGGTATTCCGCTTGCCATATGGGAAGTGTCTGAAAATCCTTCATATACATTGTGGCTTCTATAAGAGAACCATAAAATAAGGCATCGTAACAGTATTCACTGAAGTAGTTACTTGTGGTAACACTTGTGCCTGATGAGACTGCCAATGCAAGGGGTTGTGATGCGGACTGTATTTCAACAGTCATTACTGAAACTGGGGTAGGTACTATTTTAATACTGGAGTTGGTGCGTCGTGCATAATATCTGGGATTACCAGTTGATGCACTGACAGGCCAGTAGTCATTCACATACTCAACAGTACGCTGAAGAAGATTAGTCACAGTAGTTCCTGTGCTAACTTTATAATTTACATTGCGAACAATACGTACACGATCATTCAAGGAAACAGTTGCTGCATTCCCTGATGAAACTGAGACAGTGGCAAACTCATCCAGACCAACATCATCAAGATCTTTGGTAATTCGAAGTTCTGCTTTATTAATAAAATATGGAATTTGAGTAGCAAACTCCGTGGAGTCATTCTCAGTTGTATTGATAATATCCGTTTTTAAGTATGTATAGGTAGCCATGACTAGCCAACATATAGTGTAATAGTAGGTGCCATCGCCGCAGCGCCAGAGGTTGCAAGACTTACAATCCCATGTACACCCACGCCCATATCTCCAATATAAGTATCCTGTGAATCAGTTGCGCCAACACGCCATCTGATGGCGGTTCCAACAGCCGTTTTATTCGTGATCTGCTTCGTGCCTTTGATAATAATATCTCCAACAATGGTGGAATATACATGCATAGCAATAACACGAGTAGTGGAGGTGGTGGGGCTGCTGCCTGTACCCTCATCGCCCAGCGTAAGATTAGTATCTATATAACGAAATCCGGTTATAATTGCACCATCACTGCTTACATTCTGGGCTACTTTAATATTTGAAGCCATAATCTCTCCTCTGATTAAAGTAGCAGGAGAGTGGCACTAGACCACCCTCCCACAAACTCTATTAACCGGCACTACCGAAGTAGCCACGCCAATCGGAAACACCGAAGCTATAACGCTCCCGTGCCTTGAACCGAAGATTGCCCGTATCAAAGTCCGGCTCCATCTTCGTCTGAAGAGGCGAACGGATAAACATCTTGGCACCGTTCGGAACATCAGTCTTGATAAAGTAGGAATCAGTGTCGGTAAACCGACGATTGATAAAGTAACCTTCAGGAATCATTCCCATATGCCGGGTAGCATTGACAGCATTCGAATTGAAGCCACCAGAAGTAGCACCTGACGCAGCACTCGTCTGAGTGTTGCCGGGGCTGCTCATAATACGATCCGCAATCGCCCACGAATCAACCGGGATATGAAGTGAAATCGCACTTGCACCAATCAGAATACCACGATCATCTTTGATCTTCTGAATTGAAGTAAGAGCAGTTTCAAGAGTCGCTTCCGTAAGATCGGCAGCAGCCATAAGATTAGACTGACTTCCATCCGAGATCGTTGGATGAGCCGCCGAGAAAAATGCAGCACCATCACCAATGGTATCAGTGAAACCATTCGTGAAAAGATTAGCCGCTTTAACCTGCTTGGTATTTGCCATCGCACGGGCAAGACCTCTGGCACGAAGCTTCGCAAACGTGTCATACAGGTTGTCTTCCATTGCCTCTTCGGTAACAGCAAAGGCAAGCGCAACGGTTTCGGCGATATACCGAGCCGTGTAGCTTTCCTGTGCGTCATCATAAGAAACGCTGGCACCCTCGCCCTTTACAGGGGCAGTGCCAAAGCCGGTGAAGAGGACTTCTTCTTCAAAAGCTCTGTCAGAATTTTCAACATCATACAGAGGTTCATGTTCGTTATTAACCTCCCCATATTCCATTCCGAAAACAGCGTTAAGGCCCGGAAGGAGTTCTTTGCTAATACTAGCTCTATTAATAGCCATAATAAATCCTCCCTATTAAGCCGTTGACGCCGTGGCCGTCACAAAACGATCACGATGATTGTTAATCCAACATTCCACAATCGGGTATGCATCCGAATCCTTTTCATCAGGATACTTAGCTCTGCCAATAACACGCACAGCCAACTGAGTTTCCGCACCGGAACTGCCCATCAAGTAATAGCTTGACTGACCTGTTACAGTGTTGCCGGAACTCGCAGTGGAGCTGACGGTTACATTGTAGTTTGCAACAATGGCAAGCTCAGCCGCTGAAAGCGACAGAGAAGCCTGAATGTAATACGTCTGATCAGGATCAGTGATTACAAAGAATTTAATGTCCGTGGCGGACGTTCCCCCGTTCCAGTAACGGGAAAATTTCGGTTCGCCATTTTCAACATACTGACAACCCATAAAAACCCCGGAAGGCTTAAGAGTAGTAGCAATAAAGGGTGATATAGTTGCAAAGTTTGTGCCCGGAAGAACGACCGGATCACCCGTGAAAATGTTGTTGGACGGCGACTGCGCCTGACCCGTAGAGGTCAACGTAATCATATCCGTGACGGCTTCATTATTGTAGCCACCACCTAGTTTGCGAGCCGGGACGAAACCACGAAATGCTTTAGTAGTAGACATGTTTCATCTCCTTGATTATGAGGAAGTTAGTCCTGAAAGGACGGTTGTCTTCCTCTGGTTGTTACTGAGCGGCTAGAGTTTGTGATAGGCATTCTTGAATCTGAATTTTTCATAAGTTGTGCATTAACAGCATCCATCATGGCATTCGATTTATCTTCATAGAACCTTCTCTTAGCTCTAACCTTTCCGGCGGGCATTTTCGCCAAAGCCAAGTCCCCACGACAGACTGCACCTTGATACCGGCCTTCATCCCTTACGAAGGATGTAATGGTTAATTCAGGAACCTCATCAGGAGTTACAAGCACCCAACCTTCTTGAAGTCGTTTACCCACATTAAGAACATCATCAACACCTCTGACGGATATACGTATCCAACGATAAGCCATGCCCTCAGAATCAAACCTAGCTTTAACCGAGTCTGGTATCTCAAGTGCATTAGGCTCCTCAAAAGTCCAATCATCTTCTCTCATATTATTTTCCCGAACGTCACTACTACGTAATTCATTTCGTGTATTCATTTTATTTCCTCCACGTCTCTAATTAATATTCGTATATTCGCCGTCAGCTTGCGTAATTTTAAGCTTTTCGGCAGCATACTTTTCAAGTGGGATACCCCATTTATTAGCAAGATGTACATCTTCTTTTGAAAGCTTTATCTTCCTATTAGAGTTCGGAGACGAGCGTGAAGCCCCCGATACCACCTGAGCAGGTTTTCTCGTGTTTTCCTGCACACGTTCCGCAGCTTCTCCAAACTTATGAGGAAAAGCGTCTTTAATCCTGTTATCCACTTCTTCATAGAAATCTTCATCATCTGGACTGTATCCTTGTTCTTTAAGATCGGAATCAATTGCCAGAGCAGCAGCAGTCATTACCTTATCTTCGCCAAACCATTTATTAGTACCTGCCCACTCTTCTGCTCGCCTGTCTCTGCGTTGCGGTACCTGAGCAGGCGGCGGGACTGGGGGTGCGACATATTCTCCGGAATAACGAGATTTAACAGAGGCAACATTCTTCAGATCAACCTGAGCCTCATTAAGCATTTCCTGTGCTTTAAGTACTCTGTCTTTGTCACCCTCTTCAAAAGCTTCCAGATAAGCCTGT